CCCAGAAACTTATACTTCCATGTATAATGATAACTGGTTGAAGGATTATGTGGAAGCATTATTCCAACAACAGTGGGGTCGTAACCTAAGTAAGTATGATGGCATTCAAATGCTAGGTGGTGTTACACTTAATGGTCGTCAGATCCTTGAGGATGCATCTACGTTTAAAACAGATCTTGAAAAAGAACTGCGTGATCGTTATGAGTTACCACCATTAGATCTAGTAGGTTAATGTATGGCATTTTCAAATACACCAGCACAGGATTACGTTCAGTCAGACTATACTAATGCTGGTCGATTAAAGATTAACGGTTCTGCTCAAGAGCAGAAATTCATGGAAAACCTAGTCGTAGAAAGCATTGAAATTTACGGGCAAGATATTTACTACGTGCCGAGAACTATTGTCAACCGTGATAACGTCTTCGGAGAGGACTCTGATGGCAAATTTGAAAGTGCCAAAGCGATTCGAGCCTATGTCAATAATGTTGAAGGATGGGAAGGACAAGGCGAGCTTCTTACGAAGTTTGGAATCCGCATCGAGGATAAGACAACGTTTATATTCTCCCGTGAAAAATTTAAAGAAAAGGTTGATGACTCGACTGTACTCAATGTCGAAGGAAGACCCAACGAAGGGGATTTAATTTGGTTCCCTATAACTAGACATCTATTTGAAATTAAGTTTGTAGAAGTCGAACGTCCTTTCTATCAGTTAGGTAAAGGATATGTTTGGGAATGTCAGTGCGAACTCTTCGAGTACAGCGATGAGGAGATTGATACTGGTCTTGCAGAACTAGATGCTGTAGAGACTGCCTTTGCTAATGCCATTACAGTTGGTTTAGTTGCTGGTGGTACAGGAGACTTTACAGTTGGTGAAACTGTAACTGGAGGTAGTTCTAATGTAACTGCTGAAGTTAAGTCTTGGGATTCTGGTACTAGAACACTTATTGTTATTAATAGATCTGGGACGTTTACTGTTCCAGAAACAATTACAGGTGGTTCATCGGGTGCTTCTTGGACAACGGCTACATATAATACAATAGATAATAAAAATATCGAGTACGATCAAAATAATGAGTTTGAGACTGCTGATAATGATATTATAGACTTCTCCGAATCAAATCCATTCGGAACAGTCGGAAGCTCAACTGATGTATCAATCTAATGTTAGGAACTTATTCATACAATGAAATCTTTCGTAAGACTATCGTGGCTTTCGGAACATTGTTTAACAATATTGAAATTCGTCGTTCTGATGAAGTGATGAAAGTGCCTTTGGCATATGGTCCGAAACAGAAATTTTTAGCAAGGTTAGATCAAAATCCAGACCCTACTAATAAGAGGGTGCAAATAACACTTCCTAGATTATCTTTTGAGATTAATAGTATAGGTTACGATGCTACCAGAAAGGTATCACCTACACAAAAAATTAAATTTAAAAAAGACACAGATGAAAACAAAAATGCTTTTATGCCTGTGCCTTATAATATTGGATTTGAATTGGCAATTATATCAAAGAACCAAGATGACGGATTACAAATCATTGAACAGATTCTTCCGTACTTTCAACCTCATTATAATCTCTCAGTTAAACTTCAAACCACAATAGGAGAAACTAAAGATGTTCCTATAGTTTTACAGAACATAGATTATGAGGATGATTACGAAGGAGATTTTGCAAATCGTAGAGCAATTATATACACTCTAACATTTACTGCAAAGACATACCTATACGGACCTATTACAGATTCCAAGGTTATCAAGAAGGCTATTACAGATACTTACAGTACCACCAATACAACATCAGCACCAAGAGAGAAGAGATACACTGTTACTCCTACTGCATTGACAGATCAGGATGGAGTAGGAGTTACTACTCTTACTGCTGCAATGGATGTTAACGATGGAATTATATCTGTTGCTAGTGTATCATCCTTTGTACAAGGAGATGATATTCAGATTGGTACTGAGGTTATGCATATCAATAGAATCGTTGGTAGTACATTACATGTTGGTAGAGGATGGAATGGTTCATCTATTGTTGGACATGCAAATGGTGCAGGTATTCTGAAGATAGATGAAGATGATGCAGCACTACTAGATTCAAGTGATGACTTTGGATTTGGTGAGATATACTCTGAATACACAGATCAGAAGAAACGCAATCCTATTAGTGGTAATGATGAGGCAATTTGATTATGAGTTTTGATGGACTTAAAAAAGCTTTTGGTGAAGAACCATCAGAACTTAAACAGCATGTAGAAGAAACCAAAGCACTTAAGAAAAGTGAAACTCCTGATATACAACAGGATTATGAAATGTCTCGTGCTCAACTACATATGCTAGTAATGAAAGGTCAGGAGGCAGTGGATGGTATACTTGATGTGGCACGAGCGTCAGATCATCCTCGTGCTTATGAAGTTGCTGCAACGACAATTAAAGCAGTCGGAGATGTAACAGATAAGTTGATAGATCTCCAAGGGAAAATGAAAGAATTGGATAAAGAAGAAAGGAAAGGTCCGACTAATGTCACCAATGCTATGTTTGTTGGCAGTACTGCAGACCTTCAAAAGATGTTAAAGAATATAAATAAAGATGAATCTACATAGACACGACAATGACAGTTCTCAATGTATTAAGTAGTAACAGCGTAGCCGCTGGTTCTTCTGAATACCAAACAGTACAAACAGGATATTATAGAGTTGGTTCTACAGCAGGTGCTGCCACAGTTTCATTCAATGGTGGTGCTGCAATAACTCTAGTACAAAACGAATTCATTCTTATCAAAGGTGGTAAGCCAGGTACAGCAAAGATTGTAAAAGGTACTGCTGACGCAACTACAGATTATTATGTTGGTGAGCATGTTCAAGATACATCTAGCAATCATCCATTCTCTGTAGGAGATTACATTGCTGTAGTTGATGATGGCACAGACACTGCTATTAATGCTGCTTTCTTATCTGCTGGCACTGTTGGTAAAAAGATAACTGCTGATAACGGTTTAGGTATGTTAAGTACAGATATTGATTCATCTGCTACTAGTACTTACACATGGGCATCAGGTAGAAAGGCATTGATTAAACGTGCTGTTAAGATTACTGCTGCAACAAGTGCAGTTATCGTAGAAGAAGTACAAGTGGTCGGAGGTTAAATGCCAGCCGTTAATCAAAAAGCTGAAAAGATTATTAGGGGGATGAAGCGTCGTTCCTCTGATTTTAAAAGACTTTATGGTAATCGTGACAAGGAGGTCATGTATGCAACGGCAAACAAGTTAGCTCAAAAAGAAAACTTAAAGGTTATGTACTACAAAGATTTTATCAATATAGTTGAGGGCAACCCAACAACCAGAATGTTAACTAAGTCTAAGACTAAGGTTACTGGTAATATTTCTGCTGACCGTGGAAGTAGCGAAGGTAAGAATCGTGAAAAGAGAAAGGGTCTTGAGAAAGATCTTAAGAAGAAAGGTATAGGATATAAGAAAGGTGTTGGTGAATACAAGTACAAGAGTGATGATGGAAAGGAAGGTACTGGTAGAGAAGTATCTTACCAAACTTCTAAACCTGATAAGATGTCAAAACGTAGGTTTGGTAAAACAATGCGTCGTCTTGGCAGAAAGCATGGTCAAGAATCAGTCATCACAAAAGACAAAAAGAAACCAGCAAGGTTGCATGATACTCAATCTAAGAAACCTGGAAAGTCAATTAACATAGGTAAGTCTGCTGCAGGTAAACACCCTAAAGGGGATGGTGAAACTTCAGGTACTAAGGTAAGGAGTGGTAAATTAGGTAAGTCTAATAAGGCATCGTATCATTATAAGTGATTCCTCACGTTGCGTATTTTTACTTACATGCTATACTAAATAGTATCACATTAGGGATTGAAAAATCATGCCCCTGTCACACTATACCGTAGGGTATCACGATGCAGAACAGCATCGTCATTATATTTGCGAGTATGCAAAAAACTCGTACGAAGCTATTAAAGATGCACAAGAGGATGTTCCCTTTCTACAGGAGCATCCTTCTTTTGTGGATTCTTGCACAAACGAATCAGGTTTAGATTACTTAATGGGCATAGTCCCAATGGGCCGATGAACAAACATGAAATTATGTGGTGGATGAGTAGACTCACCATCATGGGAACATCTTTGGGATTAGCAGCAACTCTTGCTGCCCAAGCATATGCTTAAGTTATTAAAAAGGATGTTTAGAAGACCTGTTACTATCAAGAGAATAGGTCAAGATTATGGTACAAACAACGTCGTGACACCACCATAAATAACATTAATTAAACTATTAAATTATGGCTTGGGTTGATGTAGCAGCAGCTACGGATATTGCGGATACATATCCAATTGGGTTTCCAGTTCATTTAAGAGAAGATGGAAAACAAGTAAATCCTTATTATGATTATACAGGTGCATTAGGAGCCGACATAAGGTCTATGGTTCCTGTAATTAATTTGCATGGTAAAGATTTAGTTGGTCTCGAACTCGGTGTTTTACGAGGAGACTCTTTTCTAACCATGCTTTTTAATTGCCCAAATATTAAAACGCTATATGGTGTAGATGCATATAAACCATTTGATGATTATATGAATGCATCTACTACAAATAAAGATTTGCCTACTATGCAATTTGATGAAAAGGATATAGAGTTTGTTAAACTATATTGTTTTCATCGTTTGAATCATATTAACCCAGAACTTAAAGATAAGATTAGGTTCTTGGAAATGGATAGTAATGCTGCAGCCGAAAAGGTTGAAGATGGTGAATTGGATTTTATATTTTTAGATGCTTACCTAACAAAGGAACAGGCAGTACAAGATCTAGAAGTATGGTATCCAAAAGTTAAAAAGGGTGGACTATTTGCTGGACATGATTATTTCTCTCCAATGGTTAGAGAAGCAGTCGCTGAGTTTAGAGAAAAAAATAATATTGATAATTTAATGTCAGCATACGATGAGACATTTGTATGGGTCAAGTAGTATGGTCAGTCAATATACTATTGATAATACTTCTGGCAACAGTCACTTGGTATATTTACTATATACTTCGTATGGCATATGCGGAGATGAATGATGGGCAGGATGACACCCCCAAGTCGGAAGAGTTGTTACAACTTCCGAGTGACGAAGATAGACAAGGTTCTTGATGGTGACACTATTGACGTTACTATCGATCTCGGCTTTGATTTATACAAGAAAGAAAGAGTTAGAATTGCAGGAGTTGATACGCCAGAAAAAAGAACAAGAGATCTTGAAGAGAAGGCATTGGGAATAGATGCTACTAATTGGTTAAAAGAAAAACTTACTGAAACTATTAAAGGTGATGAAGAGCTCCTTATTAGAACTGAACTTAAGGGTGGCGTTGGGAAGTACGGTAGGCTTCTTGGTTGGCTCTACATTGGCGATGCTACCATTTCACTAAATGAACTTATGATTGAGGAAGGTTATGCTTGGGAATACGATGGCGGCACTAAACAGAAAAATTTTGAGACTCTACGTGAAATTAGGAGACACTTTGGGACTCTGGTCGAGTCTTGATCAAGTAACACTTAACATACAGGGTGTGACTACCAGACGATTATATGCTGAGTGGACTATACCAAGAGAGGAATACGAGAATGAGTAGTCAGCAAGAAATTTATCTAGGTAATCCTAATCTTAAGAAAGCAAATGTAGCACAGGAGTTTTCTAAAAAAGAAATTGCTGAATATTTAAAGTGTGCTAAAGATCCAGTACACTTTATAAGAGAGTATATTAAAATTGTATCACTTGATGAAGGTGTTATACCTTTTACCATGTATGATTTTCAGGAAACAATGGTACAAAGTTTCCATGATCATAGATTCAATATAGCAAAACTTCCTCGTCAGTCTGGTAAGTCTACTATTGTTACTGCATATCTATTGTGGTATGTATTGTTTAATGATAATACTAACGTAGCAATACTTGCTAACAAAGCAGCAACTGCTCGTGAGATGTTAGGTAGGCTACAATTATCATATGAGAACTTACCCAAATGGTTACAACAAGGTATACTGGGATGGAACAAAGGTAGTCTGGAGTTAGAGAATGGATCAAAGATTTTGGCTGCTTCTACATCAGCAAGTGCTGTTAGAGGTATGTCGTTTAACATTATATTTCTCGACGAATTCGCCTTTGTCCCAAACCATATCGCAGAGCAATTCTTTAGTTCCGTATATCCTACTATATCTTCTGGTAAGAAAACGAAGGTCATAATCATATCTACACCACATGGTATGAATATGTTTTATAAGTTATGGCATGATGCTGAACGTAAAGCAAATGAATATATTCCTACTGAAGTGCATTGGTCTCAAGTACCTGGTAGAGATGATGTATGGAAAGAACAAACTATTAAGAATACTTCAGAAGCACAGTTTAAAGTTGAGTTTGAATGTGAGTTCTTAGGATCTGTAGACACTTTAATCTCAGCAAGTAAATTGAGGGTTATGCCATATGAAGACCCTATATTATCGAATAGAGGTTTATCAATCTATGAGCAACCAATTGAAGAACATAATTATATTATCACTGTTGATGTATCACGTGGTATTGGTGGGGATTACTCTGCGTTTTGTGTCATTGATTCAACTACATTACCATATAAGATGATAGCACGGTATAAGAATAATGAAATTAAACCCATCATCTTACCTAATATTATAGTTGATGTAGCTAAGAAATATAATAATGCATACATCCTTTGTGAGGTAAATGATATTGGTGGACAGGTAGCAGACATTATTCAATTCGATTTAGAATATGAAAATTTATTAATGGCTGCTATGAGGGGTAGGGCAGGTCAACAATTAGGACAAGGGTTCTCAGGTAAGAAGACACAACTTGGTGTGAAGATGAGTACTGCTGTTAAATCAGTTGGTTGTTCTAATCTCAAAGCATTGATTGAAGATGATAAATTACTCATTAATGATTATGATACTATTGCGGAACTAACTACATTCATTCAAAAAGGAAATAGTTTTCAAGCAGAAGATGGATGTCACGATGACCTTGCTATGTGTTTAGTGATATTTGGGTGGATGGCTATGCAAGAATATTTTAAAGAGATGCATGACAATGATGTAAGAGCAAGAATATACGAAGACCAGAGAGATTCTATAGAACAGGACATGGCACCGTTTGGATTTATGTCTGATGGACAAGAAGAAGATAGCTTTCTTGATGCTCAAGGTGAGCGATGGGAAGTTGCGGAATATGGAGATGTACAACACATGCTAGACTTTAGGTGAGTATTCAAAAATATAAATAATCTTAGTTAACCGTCCACGGGATATTCTAGGAGTTTATAAACATGGCAGCAAATCAATTATCGCCAGGTGTAGTAGTTCAGGAGAGAGACCTGACCACTATAACCAGCTTATCGACAGCGAACTTGGGTGTCATAGCTGCACCGTTTGAACTCGGACCTGTTGAGGAAGTCGTAACAGTAACTTCTGAGAGAGATCTTGTAGAGAAGTTCGGTAAACCAAATGATGCTAACTATGAGTATTGGTATACTGCTTCGCAGTTCCTATCTTATGGTGGTATATTAAAAGCTATTAGAGTTGGTTCAACAGCATTAAAGAACGGTGTTAATGGTGGTACTGCTCCTTTAATCAAGAACCTAGATGGTTATGAAGCAAGTTATGAAGATTCAAACAACAACTGGAATTGGTCAGCTAGAACTCCTGGACATAAAGGTAACTCGATTGGTATATTTGTAACAGACTCTGGTGCAGATCAGATTGCTGTTCTCCCAGCTCCTGGTTCAGGTAACGAGCATGAGTTTGTTGCTGATGCTGCTTTAAGTGCAACGTCAGGTGCTAGTGGTAAAGTATTTAAGTACAGCATACTTCTAACAGTTGGAAGTGTTGTTGGTTCATTTACTCCTGGTGCTACTACTACAATTAATATTGGTGGTTCACAAGAAACTGTTACAGTTCTTGCTTGGGATTCAAACAATAAGAAATTAGAAATAGGTCTTCCTGGTGGTGGAGTTACTGGTATCATCGCTGATGGTCAGACAGTTACTGCAGGAACAAATACTGCTGTTATTGGAACAGGTGGTATTGAGCGTCAACTATACATAGCACTCAATAAGGACAGCGTTGATTTTGCTGCTTCTGATGTTGTTGCTGACACAAACTCTACTAACGTAACTGTTACTTCAGTTCGTGTTGAGTATAACGAGCGTGAGTATCTTCCTGGTGTTAAGTGGATTAACGTTGCTGCACGTCCTGGAACTTCACAATCAGTTGCTGGTCAAGGTGGATTCCGTGACGAACTACATGTTGTTGTAGTTGATGTTGACGGTGGTCTAACTGGAACTGCTGGTGCTGTTCTTGAGCGTTTCGTTGGAATGTCTAAAGCATCTGATGCTAAGACTTCTGTTGGTGAAACCAACTACTATAAGACAGTAATTAAGCAACGTTCAGAATTTGTTTATTGGGGTAATCATGAGACTGGACTGTTCTCTGCAACAGGTACTGCATCTGATGGTAACTGGGGATTGTCTGGTGCTTCACGTCAGTTTAACTTACTACGCTCTAGTGCTGGTACAACTGATTTCCCAGGTGGTGCTTTCACAATTGGTTCTAAGAACAACGCAACATTCTACTATCGTATAGCAGATGGTGTTAACTACACTGTTGCTAGTGGTGAGTACAGTGTATCAAGTACAGATGTTGAGAGTGCATATCAGTTAATTGCTGACCCAGAGTCACAGACAATTGATTACATTCTTACTGGTCCTTCAGGTGTTGATGATGGAACTGCTAAAGCTAAGATTACTGCTCTAGTATCCATTGTTGAAGAACGTCGTGACTGCCTAGTATTTGTTTCTCCTCGTAGAGCAAATCTTGTTGGTGTAAGTTCTGCTTCCACACAGACAGAGAACGTAGAGGCATTCTTTAAACTTCTTCCAAGTTCTTCTTACTGTGTATTTGATGCTGGATACAAGTACATCTATGACAAGTATAATGATCTTTATCGTTACATTCCTTGTAATGGTGACGTTGCTGGTCTATGTTTACAAACAACTGAGACTGCAGAACCTTGGTTCTCACCTGCTGGATTCCAACGTGGTGTTCTAAGAAATGCAATTAAACTTGCATATACACCTAATAAGACTCAGCGTGATACATTATACGCAAATAGAATTAACCCAATAGTTGCCTTCCCAGGTCAGGGTGTAGTTCTTTATGGTGATAAGACTGCTCTATCATATGCTTCCGCATTCGATAGAATAAACGTTCGTCGTTTATTCCTTACAATCGAACGTGTAGTAAGTGGTGCTGCTAAGGCACAACTCTTTGAGCAAAACGATGAGTCACAAAGAGCATTGTTCTTGAACATCATCGAACCATATCTACGTGACGTACAAGGTCGTCGTGGTGTAACTGATTTCTTAGTTAAGTGTGATGGTGACAACAACCCACCAGAAGCTATAGATCGTGGAGAGTTCTACGCAGAAGTCTTCGTGAAACCTACACGTACAATTAACTACATTACTCTAACCTTCGTTGCTACACGTACTGGTGTTGCATTCTCTGAAGTTGCTCAGTAAATAACAGTTAAATATATTTTAAATAGCGGAGTTATCTCCGCTATTTTTATGTCTAAAAATATTCATTATACTAAATATAAGGGACAGGATT